ATAAACAATATCATAAGAAGTAATCTTATCATATAAATAATAAGATTTGGTAATTATTGAATTTCCACTGCCTTTAACTATACCAATCACAACAAAATTAACCCCATCTAATGATTTTTCAACGCTAAAAAAATCATTATTAGTTTCGCTAGCTGTTGTCCATAATAATTTATTCATATTAGTTAACTTAACACCACTAAAAAATAATAATTCTATTGGTAAATCAACGCCATTGCTCTCATAACATCCAACATCTGGATTATTAACCCTAGAAAAATGTCTTATATCATCAGTAGGTGCACCATTTAGTGTACCCCAATCAATACAAGGTGATGTAATTTGTAATGTATAATCATCTAAGCCACTATTTAAAAATAAAGGATTAGCAACTTTAGGGTTAGTATTTGGTGATATTGAGCTTATTTGACCAGCACTGCCATAACAACAATTAACCATAGAAAATGTTGATAAATTATTATACCCATCTTTATATGTAGAACCATTATTATTATAAAGAATAGTGTTTTTCATATATAATATAGTCGAAGATAACGAAATAACACCACCAGATGTACCAGTACCATTTCCATTACCTGTTATTGTACAATTAATGATATTTAATGTACCAGAAGAACTCATTCCAACTATAGCTGCAACCCCAGATACTAAATTATTTTTATAAAATAGGCAATTTTCAATAGTCATAGTAGACACAGAAGTTGTTCCAAAAAAAACTACACCATAACCACTACCACACAAACCTGTATTGTTTAAATAAAATTTACAATGATTAATAACAGTATTACCAGATGGTGCTAACTCAATAGAAATTGCACCACCATTAAATTCAGTACCACAATTCTTAAATGTACAATATGTTACCGTAATGCCTTCAGCAGAATAAATTGCACCGCCTCTATGTGCCAATGACGCTGTTCTTGTATCACAATTATCAAAAACACAATTATTTATTTGAAAACCAATACACCCAGCAATAATTTTAATACCACCACCTCCATTAGGAAAACCACCATCCTTAT